TCTTTTTTTCATATTCTTTTTACCTCCTCTGTATCTTTAATTTATCACTTATTACCTATATAGTCAATAGGAAATGAAAACGTTTTCTTTTTCTTTGTAAAGTAATGTAAAAAAGACTAGGAAAAAGTCCTAGTCTTCGTCTGGCTCTACTGCTATAGCATAGCTTACGAAACGTGGTTGATCTGATCCGTATAAGTTAATTTCATATACTCTATGCTTATATGTCAGCCCGTTTTCTAGCATAAAGTCGTCTGTTACAGTATAAAAAATATATACGTTGCTATCTTCGTCTAGTTTTACTGCTTCTAACGTTTCCAGTCCGTCAATTAAATTAAACAAAGAATATCACCTCTAAATCGACTAAAAGGTCTTTACAAAGGAAAAAAGGAAAATGAATAATGAATGAATATAGATGCTTGATTAAAAGAAGATGCTTTTATAATGGAATGCCTTTTTTATCACCTCCTTACATTACAATATATGCTCTAGTTTTTCAAATAGTACATATTAAATTATTGTTTTTTTCTTTTTGAAAATAAAAAAGCTAGAATAATATCTAGCTTAGTAATTTATTTTGTTTATCCTGTAGTCTTAATTGGTGCATCTGATTTACGTAATAGTCGATATCTTCCTGTAGCCAGTCTGGAATTACTCCTAGTTCTATAAACCTTAACGCCTTACTATAGTTCCTAGATGCTTTTTCGTCTGTTACTTCGCCGTATGGAGAATATTTAAAGTATCCTACTTCCCTCATATAATCTATTACTTCTTTTCTTTCGCTCCCTTTATATTTCTCGCAGGCTTCTATTAGATCTGCTATTCTAGGTAAAAACTTAGACGTTCTTATAATTTCTTTTGTAGCTTTAATAAATGTATCGTATTCATATTCCTTTACGAACTCGTATACCTGCTGACACTCTAACTGGCTGTATTCTTTACCGTATGCTAGGCCTAGAAAGTTAAGGCCTTTTACTAATTCTTCTATTCTCATATTCTTTATTCTCCCTCTACTACTACTTTTTCATTTAATAACATAGTTATTTTAATAATCTCGTCTTTAAATAGCATTGTGCCTTCATTTACGCACTTATAATCTGTATAAATTTCTCCGTATTGCTCTACTTGGTGTAGTTCGAATAAATCGTCATAAAAATATATCTTTTTAGGTAGTTCCTCATTATTTGCAATTTTATTTAGTAAGTCTATTAATTTCATATTCTTTTCTCCTTTTCTCTTTGAAACCTCTTAGTTCGTATAAAACTCGCTAAAGTCTGTATATGGTGTCAGATCTTTAGTAGTAAGTTCTTTTACTGGTTGATTTAAGTATCCTTCGAACTTTGTACCGAATAACGTTTCTGGTCTTAGATATGCCTTCATTTTATTATCGTTTATCCATTCTCTAGTTTTCTTCTCTATTACTACTCTAAAGTCCTCTAATGTAAAGCCTTCATTTATTCTAGCTTTTATTAGTTGCTGAGTTTTTTTGCTAGATGCTCTGTAATTAGTTCCTGCTACTTCATTTAGATATTTTGTAATTTCTTCATACGGTATACTATCTTTTAATTCTATAATATTATTTAGTTTATTATTTATATTATTATTTAGATTATTAGTTAAACTTTGTTGCATACCCCTATTAAACTTTGTTGCATACCCTGTTAAACTTTGTTGCATAGGGTATGCAACTTTGTTTAATACCGTATCTAACTTTGTTGTATAGTATTCACAAAACTTTACGCTATTAATATATTTATCTTCTTTTACTATATAGCCTTTATCTACTAATGACTTTAAGTTTTTAGTTACGCCCTGCTTCGTGGAATTAGTCCAGTCGGCTAGGTATTGTAATGATCCGTTGAATACTTGGTCTTCTGTCTGAGAAAAACCGTAAATTATCGCATATATTAGTAGCTCGTTTCCTTTTAGCCCTAATTTAGTAACCATAAACCCCTGAATATTAATGTAATTTTCGTCTTTTACTTTGCTTTCTTTCATTTCGTGCCTCCTTATTGTTATACAAAAAGAAGACTATATAGAATGTACCTTTGGTTTTTTAGGTTAAGACATTACCATAGATACACTCTATATAATCTTCTTAATGTCTTAACCTAATTTGATTATAGCACGCTATGTCGAATAATGTCACTTACTTTTTATAATTTCTTTATAATTTTATTATCTCTTTGATAATTTTTATCCTAAAATTTTCCTATCTATCATATCTATTAGTATAGGCATATACTTTTTTTTGTTTGTATGTACTAGCCTATGGTGTCTTTCGCATAATGGTATAACATTTCCTAAGTATGTTTTACGTCCTCCCTGTAGTCCTCCGTATCTAATATGATGCATAGCTATATTAGGGTTACCACATATAGCACAGCGTCCGTTATATAGCTCTATAGTCTTCTGATATACTTCTTTTTCTGCTTTATTCATTTTCTTTTTGAAACCTTTTAGTCCTGATTAATTAGCTTCTTAAAGTTAGAACTTCTATTATCGTCTATAGCATATCTGATATAGTCGGCTTCTTTATTAATTCTTGCATCTTGTACGTTTTTTTCTGGTCTTAAATATTCGTATTCTTGTTGTAGTTTTCTTCTTGATCTAGATACGCTCTCGAATACTGGTATATTGTACTCTTTTCTAAAGTTCTTGCTATAAAATAGCTGTACGAATGCTTTACTATTTAGCACTCCATATTTAGTACAGTAGATATAGTATAGGTACATATCGTCTTTTCTTGCTAGTGGCTCTTTCTCTAGGATCTTCTTTACTTCATTTTCGATAGTTTCTAATTTTTTCATTCTTACACTTCCTTTTTATTTTTATCCATTTACGGCACTTTTCCAGACGCATATTATCCTAGCGTCATTTTCGAAGCAGTAATACCTATGGCCTACTCCGTATACTACTAGTGCCATACTTACTATAAAAGCTAATATACTGATAAAATATTTATTTTTTAGTATTCTTTTCATATTTGCTCCTATATTTCTTCTATTTCTATCTTGTATTTATATTCAAATAGCTTCTTTTTAAGCCTATAAACGTCTGTTCTAAAGCCTTTTACGTCGATTACGTGTAATTTATCGTCTTCGGTTGTTTTGTACGTAAAGTCTGCCCTATACGTTATTTTTCGGCTTGTTTTATTGTTTAGTTTAAAACTTGGCTGGAGTTCGTACTCTTTTTGTAGCTCCAGTTCTTTTATTTTTTCTGCTTTCTCTAGAAGTTTTAATTTTATATAGTAATTCTTTTCTCTGATGCTATCGAAGGTATAGCCGTCATATTCTACTTTCTTATTGTGATATTTGCGTACCATATTCCCTCTGGATCTGGTTTTCTAATAATCTTAGTTGTAACTTAATACTATTTATTGCTTCTAGATTAGCTTTATAAATGGCTTCGGCTGTATCTCTTTTAAATCTTGCTTCTGCTACTGACGGAATACCATAGCATATTAAACTTATTACCCCTATTGCTTGACCTTCGTCCCTTAACTTTAATACTTCCTGTCTTAATAGTATCTTATATTCTCTTTCGGCTTCGGCGTAATTTTGCCCCGTTTTTCTTAATGACCTGATACTTACTTCAAGTTCTTGTATTTTCATTTCTAATTCATTCAATAAGTCCATAACTACCTCCTAAAATGGTAAATCTGAACTATCGTAGTCGAATTGTTGTTGTACTTCTGTATTTATTTTAAAATCTTTAAATTCGTTATCTTCTTCTTTTTTTCTACTTTCTAAAAATTCTAATTCTTCTACTAATATGTAAGTATTATATTTATTTTTGCCTTCGTTATCTTGATATACGTCTACTTGCATTCTTCCACTTACTGTTATTAAATTTCCTTTAGTTTGGTACTTTACTAAGTTTTCGGCTGTTTTATTCCATACTCTACAATTTATAAAGTCTGCTACTCTTACTCCGTCTCTTAATACTGGTCTATTGGTTGCTATTCTAAAGTCACATATACTTTTACCTGTAGTTGTTTGTTTTAGTTCTAAATCGTTAGCTATACGCCCTGTTATAATACATTTATTGATAAGTCATTCCTCCTATACATATATTTTTTTTATTTGAAACTTTCTTATATAATTAAATACCGTTCCTTTTGCTATCCCTAATAATTTTGCTATTTCGTCATAACTTTTGCCATTATTTAATAGTTCTAGCATTGTTTCTCTATCTATTGTATTTATTGTATTTATTTTTAAATTGTTTTCTATTGCGTGTACCTTATTTTCTCTATCTGTAGTCCATTCTAAATTACTTACATTATTGTTTAATGGGTTTCCGTCTATATGGTTTACTTGCGGTTTTTTTTCTGGGTTAGATATAAACGCTTCGGCTACTAGTCTATGTACTTTGTATTCTTTTTTTATATCTCCCTTAACAAGTTTTATAACTGATCTTGGATAAGTCGTTCTTTTATCTTTTCTCTTATATGGGTTTAATATTCTTTCTCTTTTTATATGCTCTTTTCCATTCCAGCCATATAAACTTTTTATCCTACCTATATTAGATACTTGATAAAGTCCTTCATAGCCTTTTATATCTCTCCATATTTCTACTTCACTATTCACTTATTTACCTCCTCTTTTACTTAGTACTGATAAAATTATCAAAGTTACGCATATAATCGTAGTAATTATAATTGCTTTCATTACTCTACCTCCTCTAGTGCTTTTAATATTTTTTTGATCTCGTCGCTATTTATATATGTTTCTTTCTGGATCGCTTCTTTTAAATAATTTACTAGTGTTTTATACCTTATATCTGTCTGAATATAGTAATTTGTATCTAGTTCTATCATTATTTTTTTCATATTATCCTCCTAAAAAAAATCATTTCTTGATACTCCGTATTCTTCGTACGGATCAATTCTTCTAGGTACGTAATTGTCTTCTAGATCTTGCTTTAAATCTTCTAATTCTTCTTCTTTATGGTTATATTCTACTATTAAGTCTTCTATCATTGATAGCAAACCGTCACTATCTATATATCCGTCGAAGTTTTCTGCATCAAACCATTTTATCTCATAGTCTACTAGCGTTATATCTGACGCTTTTTTTAATATGTCGTAGTTATCTCCAGTTACTTTCATATATCCTCCTATTTTTTGTCTTCTAAATTAATTCCCATATCAATATAACTATTTATAATATCATTTCTTAATAATTCGTCCGTTCCTGCTTGCTCTAGTGCCATTTTACCGAACTTATACCAGCTACTCTCGTATACTACTTCTTGTCCTTTTGGTACTACGTCTTTTATTTTTACATTTTCGTTATATAAGTCGTGCCAGCTATTAGTTTCCATATTTAAAGTCTTTAATTTACCTTCTAACTTTAATAGCTGGTGTGTAGTCATTTCTTCTAAAGAAGTCCATAGTTCTTTTTCTACTACGTCACTTAGTCCTGCTTTTACTACTCCCATTTTTCGCATTAAATCTCCGATTACCACTTTTATTACGTATTTAGCTTCCTCGTCTCTAATAAACATATTATTATAAATTTCAAAGGTCTTATTTTTTTGCTTAGATCGTTCTATATCTTCTGCACTTGCTATAGCTGTATCTACTCCGAAACCTGCAAAGCCTAAAGCTCTACCTACTGCTGACGTTTCGCAGTTCTCTATCATTGACGTTTTATTTATATAGTCTTTTTTACTATCTCCTGTTAGCATCTCGCTAGCTGTTCCTGTTGCTATAATTTCGCTTAGCTCGTTTCTTATTTCTGCTCTTACTCTTACGTAGTCGTCTCTTATTTCTTCTATCTGTGTAATTATTGATCCTGTAGGATAAACTTTTCTATAGGCCTTTATTCTCTCATTTACCTGAGCGTATCCTTTAGTACCCAATTTTATCGTTTCTATTTCTTCATTTGCTTTTTTTATTTGCTCGTAACTTACTTTTATATCTTCTTTCATTAAATTTCCTCTTTTCTATAATTCTCTAATTCTTTAATTTCTCTTTCTAATGCTTCTATTTCTTTTTGTTTATCTTTTTGACTTAATAATTCGCTTAGTAGTATTAGTGCATCTTGATATTTTTTCTCCATATTTAAACTCCTTTTTTTAATAGTTCGAATATGTCTTCGTATTTATCGTGGAAGTTATTATATAATGCTTCTGCTACTCTAAATGAAGGGTTAGAGTTTCCTAGTTCTATATCTACGTAATAACTTTTAGATATTCCTAGTTTATCCGCCATTTCTTGTTGAGTTAAGCCCTGTTTCTCTCGGAAACTTTTTAAATTAAATCGTTTCATTTTGCTACTCCTTTCTATTTTCATTATAAGAAACCGTTTTCACTATGTCAATATTTTTTTACTAAATATTGGCAATTAATTGTTATATTTACATATTTTTATTTTCTTAATGTAACTTTTTTGGTATCATTGTTACATAATAATATTGGAGGTTATAATATGATAAATCATAAGCGAATAGGTAGACAAATAAGAGAACTGCGTATACGTCGTGGCTGGAAGCAGTACGAATTAGCGGATAAAGTGGGTATGTCTCGTCCTGCTATTTGTAATATAGAAGCTGGTAAACGTAGTCTCACTCTTAATACTTTAAAACGCTTCTGCGAAGTGTTCGAAATAGATATAAGTTATTTCGGTATTGAAACTAATAACTTTGACGACGCAGTAGATATTATTTCTCGTATAGATGCCCTATTTAATAGTGATCTTCCTACTGAGAAAAAAGAAGAACTTTATCGTAAAATTATGAAAATATATCTAGATAGCATAGAAGATTAGCTATTTGAAACTATTTCGCTACTTTTAACTATTTCATACTCAATTTTAACCTGTTCCTGCTCCGCTATAAGTTCGTATAGCAATTTATAAAAATTATTTACGTCCATTTTTATTACTCCTTTCTAAAAAGTTAGTAATATTATGTACTTTATTTTCTATTTGTAAACATTGGAGGTTTTCTTTTTGAAAAAAATTATACGTGTAGGCGGATACGCTAGGGTATCTCACGAAGAACAAAAAAAGTACGGATACTCTATAGAAGCTCAGGTAGATAAAATAAAAAAATATTGTGAATTGAAAAATTATCAGCTTGTAGATATTTATATAGACGAAGGCTTTACTGCTTCTAATATGAAACGCCCTCGTCTTCTGGATCTATTTAATAGCTTAGATAAAATAGATGCTATAGTCTTTACTCGCTTAGATAGGTTTTCCCGTAATGTATTAGAAGCTAATAAAATGCTAGATACTTTACAAAAAAATAATGTTAGTATGATAGCTATAGAAGAAGAAGATATCAATACTACTGATGCCGACGGGCTTTTTATGTTTAATTTAAAGGTATCGCTAGCTGAACGTGAAATTAAAAAAACGTCGGAACGAATTCGCTCTGTATTTGAATATAAAGTAAAAGAAGGGCAGGTTATATCTGGAGTTACTGCCTTCGGTTATAAAATAGCTACTATAAATGGTATAAAACGTCTAGTTAAAGACGAAGACGAAGCTCCTATAGTTATAGATATTTTTAATTACTTTCTAAAATATCAGTCTATCCGTTTAGTTACCGATTTAATAAATAAAAAATATGATATACGTAAAAGTTACCAAGTCTATAGTAAATTATTAAAAAACGAAATATATACTGGTACGTATCGAAGTAATAATAATTATGTTGATCCATACATAGATCGTGATACTTTCGATAAAATACAGGAACTTATCTCTAAAAATATAAAGGCTAGTGATAAAAAAGTTACTTATATATTTAGTGGTCTAGTTTGTTGCCCTAAGTGTAATAACTTGCTCGCTGGTAGCAATAATCTATATAAAGGTAGTTATTACTATTATTATCGATGTAATAAGCATTATGTTTCTAAATTATGTACTGAGAAAAAAAACTACAATGAAAACTTGATAGAAAAATATCTACTAGAAAATATAGATATTTTAGTATCAAATCGTATAGCTTATATAAAATCTATTGAGCCTACTAATAGTGTAAATACTGATAAAAAAATAAAGTCCTTACGTGCTGAGCTAGATAACTTAAATTATATTTTTATGAAAAAACGTATATCTGTTGCTGAGTATGACCGTCTATATGAAAAAATAGAAAATAAAATAAAAGCCTTAAAACTATGTCCTTCTAAAAAAATAGATACAGCTCCTCTGACGGCTTTTTTATCTAGTGGTTGGCGAAATGGTTACGATATTATGAATAGAGAAAACAAGCGTACTTTTTGGCGTAATTTAATAAAAGAAATACACGTAGATAGTGATTATAATATAAAAGTTATTTTCTACTAACTTATTTTATCCGAATGGCTTGTATATGTTAGTAAAAAAAAGAAGCTAGGAATATCCTAGCCTGTTTGTATTATTTATTTCTGATTAGTGAATACTATTACTGCGTACGCACCTCTCATTATAAAATACTCTTTCTTTAATAACTTCCTGACTGAGACTAGACTTACCACCTAGTCTCTTTTTATTTTATCGTACCAGTTATAATAGTCATTTACTTTCTTTTTTACGTATGAGTTACCGCTATTTTTCGTATATATATCAAACTCTTTGCATACTTCTTGATAGTTTTCTGGTAGTTTTCCTTCGGATACTCTTACGTGATCTTCTAAAATTAATTGAAAAATACTTTGTTTTGCATTATGCATTCTATTTTCTTTTTTTGTTATTTTATTTGTATATATTGTAGTAAGTGAAGGTATTAAAACTGTTATGATAGCTATTATTATGTTTTGCATTGTTCCTCCCTTCTTATTAACTAATATTTATATAATAAACTTCTAAAATACATACGTCGTCAGCCGTTATCCAGCTAGTATTACTTCCTGTAATTACTTGAATATTAGTACCGCCGATTACGTGTATCATAAAAGAATTGCCTGATCCAGAGTAAAAACCGTCTTTTACTTTTATTCCCGTTGCCGAATTATTAGTAATATACCCTTTTAAATCTGTTATTTCGTGTGTCCCTGCTGTTAAGCCAGTTGATACCGCTTTATTAGTGCTAGAAGCTATGCTTGTTGTTATTCTTTTAACATACTCTGGCTTACCGTCTACGTACCTTCCTGTTGCTACTGCGTTGCTATCTGCTGTTACCATAGCCTGATTAACTAAAGTCCAGTTATTCCACGTTCCGTTATTCATTATTCTAGTAAACATTTGTGAATTGTTTAAAAATGAAAAAGCTATCTGTCTTTGATATAGGTTATTGTGTGCTAAGTGTATTACCCACCACCAGCCAGCTACGGTAGATCCATTCGGGCTATTATTCATATCTGCTCCCATATAAAAGCCTGATGCTTCTCCACACGCTGTATTCCAGTCGTTAGTAGTTGCTCTTTTACAAGTCGTTCCATAGCCTGCTATTCTGGTTAAAATGTTATCCCCGTCTACTTCTAGGCTTTCTTGATCGTCTGGAAAACAATTAATACCTAAACTTCTTTTTAATCTATCAAAAAATGCAATCGGAATACCTCTGTCTATTGTTAAATTATATGTCGTGCTTCCTAGCTTGTCTTGTAATAATACTTGTACGTCCCATGCATAAGTATTATCTAGGGTTAAAGTGGTTGTTACGTTGTCCTGTAAAGTTGTATAACTTCCATAAGTGCTATCACTTGTCTTTTTTTCTCTGATTTTGATAGTTATAGTGTTTTTATTGTCTAAGTTAGAATATTCTGCATTTACGTTTATATCTGTTTCACTATAAAAGTTATTTTGTCTTTGTAGACTTATAATAGCCGTTGGTAGTACCCAGTCTAGTACGGTTATAGTCAGAGTTTTACTTGTAGATATTCCTCTACTATCTATTACTGTTACTTTTGCTGTAGTATTAGAAGATACGTTTAGTTTTCCTATATTAAATGTAGCGTTTGATCCACTAAAACTAGCGTTATAAGTAGTTCCGTTTATTACACAGGTTGCCTTATTTAGTGTAGCGTAGTTTTTAGCACTTGCACTCGTTACTTTTACCTGTAGCGTACTATTATTTCTTATAATTTGCTGATTATTGCCTGTAATAGCCGTAGTAGTTGAATTAGTATCTAAATACGACGTATTAAACGTAGGGTTTGAGTTTACTACGTGGGCGTAAAATAGACAGCTTTTAGTACCTACTAGAGTAGATCCATTGTAGGTTTTTACTGTAATGTTTCCTTCTCCTACGCTTGCGTTTGGTATTTGCTGATATAGTTTGTTTGCTATTGTAGAAGTATTTAGTTTACAGTTATCAGTTACTCCCGTTGCTATCTGATATGAATAGTTTCCGAAGTATAGCGTTACTGTGTGGGTAAATGCTGTACTTTTTCTATTCATATGAATAGTTATTGTATCACCTATATTAAAGTCTGGGCTGTTTTGAGGCCACGTATTTATAGAAGGTTGGCTTGCTCTGGCTATTGTAGTTAGTGCCGTCCAGCTTGTAGTAACTCCACCACTATTACAAGCCCAGCTTGTAGTAGTACTTCCTTTGCTAAAATAAGCGTAAGCATATCCTGATAATGTTCCGTCGTCTTTGTGTGTTACGTTAATTGTTCCTGATGCTGTTCTACTGTCCCATTGTCCTATACCTGAAAAGTTTATGCTAGCTACTTGTCTATCGTAATTTTCTCTGTTATCGTGCCAGTAAATAGTTAAAGTAGAAGGATATCCAGTCTGCCAGTTTGCATTACTAGAAGAAAAAGTAGCCGTACAAGTGATATTAGAAGTATTATTAGCTGTACTTGTACTATTTTCGTTAAAACTGGCCGTTAATGTAAAGCCGTTTCCGTTGTTATTATATAAAGTTTTTGAATTAGAAGCACTCGCCATTAGTTACCACCTCCTGCTACTGATACTAGTCCTATTCCGTCATTTACTACGTTATTATTGCTATCTGTTATCGTAATAGGTATAAATCTCATTTTATTACATAAAGTTATTTCTTCTTCTATTACACTTTTCTTCTGGTGAAACTCGTCTTTACTTACCCAGTATATCTGATTACCTAGCCTATCATATCCTGAGAAGCCTACGGTATTATTCATTAAAATATACGATCCGTCTACTCCGTACATTTTTAAGCCGTCTTTATTCAACTGAGCTATTAAAGAATTAGCCTCGTCGTATACTTCTAGCTGTCCGTTTTGATTTAAATTATTACCTAATTTAAGTGTTCCACCTTTAATTAAGTCTGCTGTTAAGTTAATTACGTTTATTTGCTCCATATTTAAAACGTTATCTATAGTCCATGCACTATTAAAAGTTCCATTTATTCCGTTTTGCCCGAAGGCTATACCTCCGTTATTTATCATTATTACGTTTCTAGCTGTTTCTTTAGGTAAACTATCTACTACTAGTATCTTGTCTCCTTCATAAATAACATAACTATTACCTAGTGCATTCCAGATCTGATTAGTTGCATCTTGTAGTTCTTGTCCTAGTGTTATTTGTAGGGTTGCGGTACTTTCGTCTACTATTTGCTGTGTCTGGCTTGTAATACTATTCATAAGCCCAGATAAAGTAGGTGTAAAGTTTCCGAACTCTATTTGTGTGTATTTATCTAAAATACAGTCGTATTCGAAACTAATAATATTAGTAGTTATATTTATTCCTAGCTTCTCGTCTACTACTTCGATAGTATCTCCTATATCAGATATTTTCTCCACGTTTGCGGATAGTGTGTAATTTACTACTGGTATAGAGTTAGTAGCTAAGTAGTTTTGTCCTTTTTCTGCTAGCTCGTTTACTAGTGCTTGCTTATAAGCGTCTTCGTCCAGTTCTCCTGTTTCTTCGTCCTTATAGTCGTCTTCTACTATATTACTCTGGTCGAATGATACTGTTTTTGTATATGGTATCTCGTACTGTGTAGTACTTTGTAAATATACTGATGCTGTCGGATCAGTAGCGTTTAGTAAAAGTCCGTCTTTTCCTACTGGAAGCAATTTAGTACAAACGTTATCCCAGTTATATGTAGCTTTAATATCTTTTAAGTTTTTTCCATAGCGAATAGTTACTCCGTTATCCTGTCCTATGCTTGCTCTGATGCCTATAGTCCAGTTATCCCTAGTTAAATGCCCTCCGCAACGTTCTAATAGCACTTGTATAGCTTCATATAGGCTTTTTCTAACGCATCTATAACTTGCTATCTTAGTTATGTCTGATATCGTAGTAAAAGGGCTTGTATTATCTGTAGAATTGTTTAAATGGTCTAGTGCATCATTACAGTTTTTATCTACTACGTAGCTATCTTGTATTAGATAGTTTTTACTATCATAGAATACGTGATATGCTTTTACTTTTATCTTTGTTCTGGTATTCTCTACGTTTGTTATCCTAAAAGGCTGGTCTCCCTGTGGTGTATTAGCTACTAAGATATTATTAGGTACTAAGTCGTCAATATAAGAAAGCGGAGCTTCTACGTTAATATAGAAGTCTCCGTTATCTTCTTTATGTACTTTTGCTTTTGTAGGTAGAATAATTTTATTACCATTTGAATTATATATCTTGTCTGTAGCGTCAAATAGTTTAATCATATTTTACCTCCTATAAATTAGATAAGTCTTTTAATGCCTTTACTGTTAGTATAAATGGCTTATCGTCGTTAGTTTGTGATATATTAGTCTGTCCTGAGTAGCTTTCTGCTTCTTTTAATGCTTCTAGTTGACTTAATAACGTAGTGTCTGTTATTTCTGTGTAGGTTGGTGTTGCTAGTACATAATATACTATTGTGTTATGTGTTCCTAGCCAAGACTTCCAATCTTCTAACGAAGTTATATTTATATTTCTAAATGCTATGTTTTTGATATAACCCGATACTAAATATTCATAATTTGTCCACGTATCACTCCAGCTAACAGGAATGTAATAATTACAATATAAAATAGGCACTGTACTAGATTTAATATCATCAATATTGTTTATTGAAATTCTGTATGGGGCATTACTTTGAGAATAGCGCCAATCTTCATCGCCAGAACCATCATAAACGACTTTACCTATCTCTTTATGTAAATACCACTTACCATTATCTTTATAAAAATAGTCCTGATAGTCTCCGATTTTACATAGTTCTATATCTCCTAAGTCTATAGTATAGTTTTGACTTTCTGAACTATCTTCGTTAGCTATCATAATTGTATTTTCTCCACTAACAACATGAATATCTTGTGGGAAGTCAGGGTTTGGTGAAGCACCATTTGTGTATGGTTCGTAGTCTCCTCCACTTGTTGAAATCATAATATCTGATATTGTTGCAGTTGTACTAATTCCACTTGCATACCAATACACTATACTATCTAAATCATTTTGAGTTATTGTTCTTTGTGTTCCAAATTGCCAAAAAAATGAAGATGTGCCTAAATATATTTGTTTATCAGTTCCTGCTGTTGTTGCATTAATATAAACAGTATCTCCTACTTGTAATGTAGGACAATAATCACTTAATTTATTTGGTGTTGAAGCACTACTTGCAGAAGAGCCACTAGGAGTTGTTATCGTTAATGTTCCATCTCCATTATTTACTACACGATTAGAAGTTATTACTTTACTTATATCAAACATATTCTTCCCAGTAGTAGTTTTTTGGTAAGTATTACCTTTTAAATTTACTTTTATAGGAGCTTGTATTGTATTATCTAGTGTAAATGTTTCTCCTTCTCCTGATGCTTTAGGCCACGCTTCGTACATTGTATCTATTTTTTCTTTTATTTCGCTATCGTCATAGCCAGTACAAAAAACTTTAAACTTATATTTACTTTGGATATCCGTCATTTGTACTTTGTAGTTATACTGGATATCTTTTATTTTTACTTTATATTTACAAGTCACGTTATCACTCCCTCGTTACGTCTTTTTCTATTTTTAAAATTGCTAATAATGGTGTGAATACGTCTTCGCCTACTTGGATCTGTAAATCATAAAAATAGTTGCCGTCTTCTGCGTCTTCTGTATCTTCTGGAGCTACTACTACTTCATATATTTTACTGGTATCTGTATCTTCTTTTTTTGTTATTCCGTCACCTAAAGACTTTTGAAATAAATATTCTGTATCGTCTTTATTCTTTTTGCACGAAAAATAAGCGTTTGTTAAGTCTCCTTCTAGTCCTTCTATTTCTAGATTAAATCTAAACGTATCGCCTCGTACCATAAATAAGTTTGTATTCATTCTATTACCTCCTCTATAGCCACCTAGAATAGTTTGTTATCTGGATCTGTGTTATAGTTCCAGTCCACGAAATAATATTTTTTCCTGCGTTTAAATATAAGTTATCGTAGTCTCCTGTTACGTCTCTATTCATTAGCTGGCCTGTATTTTGATTATATGCTTCCATATTAGCCGTATCTATTGTGACTGTATTTGCACTGTCTCCTAGATTAATTACTAATACTTCATATCCGTTTACTTCTAAGTTTATCGTTCCTGTGCCGTTTATTGTTACTACTGGCTTAGATACATAGTTACCACTATTATTTATTGTTATTTCTTCTTCGCTACTTATTGTAAATGTACGTGTTCCTTCTACTGCTGAGTATTTGAATGGTTGCACGTGCATTTTTACTTTAGCTGTCTTAAATCTGATTAATTTTTCGTAGTCTATCTGATCTAGTATTTGATAGTTATAATATTTGTCTTCTTCATTTGAAAAAGTTACCGTACCTTCTCCATTAAAGAAAGTCATAACATCGTCTATATCAAAGTCTCCATATAGTCCTATTTCTATTTCTTTGTCGTATGCTGAGTATCCTAGTTTAGTTACTATATCTCCGTCTCTACCGTCTATTTCTTCTATTTGTGTCCTTTGTTTAGGTTTTGTAATAGGTGGTAGTTTAGATATTAGTAGTCCTGTTATTGTATTAGAGTTTACTCCGTTTAATATTATATAATCTCTCATTTTACCACCTCCTAGTTATATATAGCGTTTGTTACGGTAGTTTCTACGAAGCGTCCAGCTACTTCGTCGTCTAGTTCTATCTTCATTTCGCTTAGTGCTTCTTTAAATGCATCTACCATACTATAATAATTGCTACTTCCTGATGCAATATTATTACTTCCTATGTTTACGTCTGTATCGAAACTTGTAGGTATTGCGTTTTGCATCTCGTTAGTAACTTCTTTCATTTCGTCCTCGAAACCTTCACCTAGTCCTAGTGCTAAGTTCTTTCCTACTTGATCTCTAAATACTGTAGAAGGTGAGTGAATACCGAATATTCCTTTAATTCCGTTTAAGATAGATTTACCGAAACCTTTTATTTTACCTAATACCCAGTCTTTAGCATTATTAATACCATTCCATAAGCCCTGTACTAAGTTTTTACCTACGTCTGCTAGTTTTCCTATTCCTGATACTATTCCGTCTTTTACTTTGTTTAGTAAATTTCCACCTATACTAAATAGTTTTCCATAATAACTTATAATTCCATTTACTAAAGAACTAATAATCTGAGGTATTTTACTTACTAATTGAGGTATAGCTTTTATTAGTCCTTCTGCAAGTTTAACTATTAAAGTTATACCCATTTCGATTAATTTAGGTAAGTTATTTACGATAGCTGTTACTAATTTATCTATTATGATAGGTATTTTATCTATCAACTGTGGTAAAGCCTCTATTAGTCCTTCTGCTAGTCCTATTAGTAGTTGTATTCCAGCGTCAATTATTAAATCTATATTATCTATTAAAGTTTCTACCATTGTTAATACTGTCTCTACCATTTGTGGTATTAATGTAGGTAATTGCTGTGCTATTCCCTGTATTAATGATACTATTACTTGGATACCCATTTGTAATATTTGTGGTAGGTTTTGTAGGATCGTATTTATTATTGTAGTTACTATAGTTAATACTGCTTGCATTATAGCTGGCATATTTTGTTGAATACCTGTTATTAAAGTATTTAAAATATTTGTACCTGCTTCTAAGAACTGTGGTAGTGCTTCTATAATACTATTTAATATTTGTGGTAATACGTCTATAATACTTTGTGCTATCTGGTTTATTGCTGGTAATATATTATTTCCTGCTGTTAGTACACTATCTACTAAGTTTTGCATTAATTTTCCCATATCTGCATTTCCGTTAGCTAGTCCTGTTAAAAAGTTCTGATATGCTGACTTCATAGATTTTACAGATCCTTCTATAGTTGTACTTGCTTCTTTAGAAGTTGTACCTGTAATACCCATTTCTGTTTGAATTATATGTATTGCTTCTGTTACGTCTGCGAAACTGTCTATAGATAGGTTAGCCATTTCTCCGTTAGCTTCTTTTACTTTATTTGCATCTGCTATTAGTCGCTCCATTTCGCCTTTAGTACCACCGTAGCCTAATTTTAAATTATCTAACCAATTTCTACCCTCGTTTTCACGATACTTTAACACTCGTTTAGGAGTGGGTTTAGACTATATCATTATCTCAAATTTCCAGCCTTTTTTATTTCCTTTAGTGTAATATCTTCCGTATGATATTTGGCTTTTATGACACTTAAAATATTCGGCTGTTTCATTTCTGGAATTGAATATTATTTTTTCTCCATTTTTATTAATTGCTATTATTTTTTTCTTTCTATTTTCTACTCTAGAAGTATAACCGTATGCTAAGTCGTTTTCTCTAGCTGTTACCCATTCTAGATTATCTTTGTTATTGTCGCCTTTATTACCGTTTTTGTGGTTTATTTGTGGCTTATTTTCTTTATTAGGTATAAATGCTTTACATACTAACCTATGTACGTACTGTGGCGTTGTATTACGCCCTAATTGTACTTGTTTGTATCCGCTAGGCTTAGTATATTGTTTTAATATTCTTCCAGTTTTATCATTTCTTATATTTCCTAAGTTACTTACTGAGTAATTAGGATATTCTTCTATCTTTTTAAAAGTTTCCATATATTACCTCCTAGTAATATTATATCACTTACCGAAACTTTTGCAAGATAGATATTTTTGTTTGAGATAGTATGCACTTCCGATATCGTACCAATAGATACCGTACTGAGTAACGAACTCATAGTCGTTTGACCTTCCTATTTCTAGGCTTGGCACTGGATAACCATATCTTTTTTTAAGACTTAGGCTTCCCCAGTTAGCAGGAATATTAATTTATCATTTCCTATAAAAACTTTATCGTTATTCCCACACCTCTGGTAGAGTTCACATACGCTGACCTAGTTATCACTAACTAAGCCGACATTAAATTTATCGTATAATTTTGTTTAGCGAAGCCCTGATAGGCATTTTGGATCATTTCCATACTAGTACCCATTTTATTAGCGTTATCTGACATATCTATAATAGCTCTATTACTGTATTCTGCCGATTTTTGAGTATCATTATCTAGACTTTGTAACATTGATGCACTAAAAGAAGTAACAGTCTCCATATATTCGTTAGCACTTAGTCCTGCTGTCTTATAAGCCTCGTTTGCATAGCCTTCTACCACTTTTGCACTTTCTCCGAATAGAGTTTCTACTCCACCTGTTAGCTGTTCGTAGTTAGCATAGCTATTTAAAGCCTGTTTTCCTACGTCTACGAAAGCACTTCCTAAGTTTTTTAGTCCATTTATAGCACTATTAATAGCCTGTGTACCTAAATTAGCTAAAATATTCTTAAATACTGTGTATCCTTCTCCAGATTTTTCGGCTTTTTTTCCGCTTTCTTCTGTTTCATTTCCTAGCTCGTCTATTTCTTTAGTTGTTTTATTTACTGATGCTTCCGCTTGATTTAATTGTGTCTTCATTTTACTTAGTGCTATCTCGTTCTCATTCATATTTTGAGAACTTTTAGCTACTGCGGTTGCTAAGTCGTTTACTTTAGCCTGTTGATCTTGGAAGGCTTGTGAACTTTCTCCAGATGCCTTACGAATATTTTCTAATTCTTGCTTTTCTTTTTCGTATGTTTGAACTAGTTTATCGTGTGCCTGTGCTTGTTGGCTTACTTTAGCACTAAAGCTATCATATGCACTCTTTAATTGCTGGTAGGCTTGATTTTGTTTAGCTAATACTCCTGTCATTTCGGTAGTTTTAGCCTTTAATGTAGATAAAGAACTATCGTTTTTATCATATCTACTAGCTACTGCTGTTAGTTCTGATCCTGTTTCTCTTAGACTTTGTGTTATTTGCTTTAAAGCACTTTTATACTCGTCTGCTCCTGTTAATTTTATTGATCCTCCGAAGCTAGCCATATTTCACCGTCCTTTCTATGTTCCACGTGGAACATTTTTTTATTATTTATTTTCTTTTTGAAACTTAAAACCATTCGTCCGCTTCTTGTTGTCTATTATATAGTTCTCCATATGTTACATTTTTTATTTTCATTTGTAATTCTAAATCGAAGTTATCTTTATAATGCTGATATAGTTTACTAAATAGTCTATATGTTAGTTTTCCAGTTTCTTTAAATGATAAATTTAGTTTAGTTTTCCCGATATAATAAAAGAAAGTAAAGTCTATAGGCTTACTTTCTTCTCCTTCGATTATATCAGGAATTATGCGTTTTTTCCTTCGTCTGTCTTTGTACTTTCGATTACTGTATCTTGTAATGTTTTTGTCATATTTTCTAGTCCGATATCTGTAAGCATTCTACCTACGAAGGCTGGAGTTACTGGCTTATATTCTTCGCCTTTTTCTTCTGCTTCTATTTCTAGTCCTTCGTTTAGCATCTTAGTATATCCGAACTTTAACGCTTTTACGTTTACTTCTTGATTAGCTCCTGAAGTTAATTCCGTCCACTTATCTAGTGTTCCGTATTCTTCTTGGATAGCTTCCATTACGTTTAAATTAAATACTACTTTATATTCTTTTTCTTTATATATTACTTTTCCTGCATTATCTTTCATTTCATTTTACCTCCTATATATTAAAAAAAAGGTAGGTTTATGTACCTACCCTGTTATTAGTGGCTTGGAGCTGATCCGAATAAACCATTTAAGTAAGTTCTTGCTTCTGTTATTGTATCGAATGTTTGAGTTTTGCTCCAGTTTCCGTTAGCTAGTGTAGATACGATACCTTCTATTGTAGTAGTTCCGAACTCTACGCTTTCTCCTTTAGTTGTATTTTCTTGGCTTGGCTCTGAGAATTTTACTTTGTTTAAAAACTCTACTTTGTATTTATAAGCTCCGTCTACCATTTTAGTTACGATACGTCCTAGTGCTACATAAGGTGCTACGTCGTTAGCATTTCTTATCATTTCTTCTCCTGAAATAGTGTGTCCTAATAATGTAGCTTGTGTAGTCATATCTGCGTTATCTAATTCCATTGTTACTGTTCCACTTTGGAAACTTGTATCGCTTTCTGCTAGTCCGTCGTCTGCGTATAATTTAGCATCATTACTTGAAATACTTACGTTACAGCTAACAGCTTTACCTGGCTTTAAGCCTGCTCCGTATGTAGCTGTTCCGTCTGATGCTTCTGTAAGTATTCCATATAAAAAGTTTTGTACTCCTATTTTAGCCATTGTTCTCCTCCTTTATTTTTGCGAAGCATAACGTCTTATGATAATAGCCTGTATCGTCTTCGTATAAGTCTTGCGAAGTCATACTAGGTTGATATCTCCAGTCGTTAGCTTTTAATATTTCTTTTACACTTTCTATTATATTTAGATAATTACTTTTACTATATATATCAAAGTCATAGTAAGTTACGTAGGCTTGTAGATCGTCGTCTGCACTAAAAGAAGTATCGTCCTGTATTTCCTGATAAGTAATGTAGGTCGAACTTTTACCAGTATATCTTAAAAAAGATACTGGAATACTTTTTCCTTCTACTGTGAAGTTTGCGAATATTGTTTGCAGTTCGTTATTCATTTAATAGCCCTTTACTATATCTTTTTTGTGCTTCTAACATAGCTTTTTCTATTTGTGCCTTTCTAAAAGATCTTCTAAAAAAAGGCTGTTTAGTAAACTTACTTGATCCGTACTCGAATATATTAGCTACTAGTGGCGCTGGAGTTGATACTCCATTCTTATTTATAAAATATCCGAAAAAGCCTACTTTCGTATTTATTCCCTGATCTGTAGGAGTTTTATATACTCTAGTTACTTTTAAGCAATTCATTATATTACTATCAGCAAAGCCTTTAGGAATATTTGCTCTGATATTGTTTAATGTAACTTCTGCTCCTGCTTGTGTCATTTCTCCGAATATCTTATCACTATTGCCATTAATGTATTCTATATCTTTTAATATCTCTGTAGGTAGTTGCATCACGAACTTAGCCATTAATGAGTTACCTCCTTAGCTTGTAGTTCTAGTTCTACGTTAGCAAAGTCTAAATTATTTAGGTATTCTATCTTATAGTCTTTACCTCTAAACTTAATTAAAATATCTCTATTTGAATTATTGCTATTGTAGTATGTTTCTTCTACTGTACTCGAATATCTAATAGTAAAGTTTACGTATGCTTTGTCAAAGTCACTATTATTAGTAATTAGGGTATAGCCTCGTAAAGTTTTTACTTCTGCATAAGTAGTAAGTATATCTTTTTCTATTGGTGCTGGGAAGCCTGCACTGTCTATACCCTCCACTATTTCATATATAACTATTTTACGATTATACTTGCCTGCGTTTACTGGCTTACTCATAGTAAATTAATACTATGCATTCCTAGAATTGTTTCTACTGGATAGGATAAAGACGCTTTATCTACATATAGCGTCCTGTTATCCCACATATCCTGACATAGTATTAGTGCAACTATTACGAAGTCTTGAAACTGATCTAGGTTTGTTTGCCCTGTATAATTTGATATAAAAGTTTTAGCAATTTCTAATAAATTAGATAGTGTATTTTCGTCTTCTTGTGTATAATCTACTATCCTGATATATTCTGCTATATCGTCTGTAGTTATATCACTTACTTTTGAAATACTATTCATTTTCTACCTCCTTCTTTTTGGAGTTACCTAAGCAACAAATAATATTTTTTAATCTTCTAATTCTTCTTGTACTTCTTGTACTTTTTTTTCTTTTTTTGCTGGCTTTACTTCTTCAATGTATCCAGCGTTTAGTAAATCTTTTACGATTTCTTTATCGTTAATTTCTTTTACTTCACCTTTTCTCATTGAAACTTTACCAGCGAATGATTTTAACGCTTTATACATTTAATTCACCTCTTATGCTGATTTCATTTGAACTGCTACGATTTTTTGAGCGTTTTCTACTTTACTATCGAATTCGATCCAGCCTACTACTCCTACTGCGTGCATAGTAGCGTATTTTTCTCTTAATACTTGGATACTTAAATCTTCTGAGAATTTAGTAGCTAAACCTGACATATCTCCATAGTAAATTGCTGTTTTTCCTGCTTCCATATCTGGCATATTATCAGATACATAAACTGGTTTTCCTAATAAGCTTTTTCCGAATGGTAATGAAATATCGTCTTGTAATAGATATCTTTCCATTCCGTCTTTTAAACTACGGATAGCATCTCTTGTAGCTGGTGACATGATCCAGATAGCATTATTTTGATAAACGTCTTTTACTTGTCCTTGAGCTAAGATTAATTCGTCAGCTGTAATAGTTGTAGCACTTGCTGTAGTTTTAACGTTAGTTAAATCTGATAAACCTGTTACTGATCCTTTACCATTTAATAATGTATCTTCGATAAATCTTGAAATATCATAAGCCATTACGTCTACTACGAATGCTACAATATCGAATTGTGAATTATTAATTAAAGATCTAGATATTAAAGATAAAGCTCCTGCTAAGTATCCTGTTAATTCGATACTATCTAATTTACCGATATTACTTTCTAGTTCTTGGAACTCTGTAGCGAATGCTACTGTAATAGCTTGTGTGCTTTCGTCATAGTATGGTAATTCTAATTTTCCTTTTACGTTATATTTAGTTGATCTTTCTAAAATTGGTGAAATATCATAAACTTTTTTGATAATACGATTAGCTATTGTAGTTGGAATAACTGCTCCATTATCTGTTAAAGTCATATTAGTAGCTCTTTCGTTAGTTACTACTCCTCTGATATAACTAGCGAATGCTTTTTCTTCGTCTTCTGCTCTTTCTTCTTTTTCGATTTCTACTTCTTTTACTTCTTCCACTGGCTTTCCTCCTTCCATTTTATCAAAGTCTTCTTTGATACCTAATGTTTTAATAATGCGTCTTACATTATCTCTGATTTCTGCTAATTCTTCTGCTTCTGCTTCTGTTAATTCTCTTTTTTCTTCTTTAGCCTTATTTAGAACTTCCTCAGCTCTAGTAATAAGATCATTCTTCTTTTCGTTTAATTCTTTTTCCATAATTATTTTTCCTCCTTCATTTCTTTTATGATTTCTTCATATTTAGAATAATCTATATTTTTATCAACAATTTCTTGTTGCTTAGGCTCTACGTCCTCTGGTACTTCTTCTCGTACCTCTGTATCTTCTGTAGATACTTCTTTTTCTGGTGTTTCTTCTGGCTGTTCTTCTTCTTTTACTTTTACTTCGTCTATAAAGTCTTCTCCTCTAAAATGCATTATATCGTCTTCTGATCTTGCACTTATTAAAGTTCCTTCATAGGCTGGTGACTTAGTTCTATCTAGTATGGATACTTCGGCTAAGTCTAAGTCTTTGACTGCTCTGTGTGGCATTCCGTCTCTTATAGAATTTACTACGTCTCTATCTGAGAAACCGAAACTCCAGCCTACTAGATCTCCGCTACGGGCTTTTTTAACTACTTCTGGATCAGTAATACAGGCTCTTACTTTTAGTCCTATATTATCTTCCTCTAGTTCTAAGTTTCCTTTTTTAGTACTTCCTAGATCTCTACTCCAGTCGTGGTTAAGTAGGATATGTACGTCGTCATTTCTTTTTAGTGCTTTTTTAAATGCTCCCTTACATATTCTTTCTATGAATTGTCCTACTCTACTCCATAGTGGCTTACTATCACGCTCTATAGCGTTTACTCAGACATAGCCAGAGATTTCTACTTTATCTTCTTTTACTCTAACTAACATTTATATCACCTCCTTTACATAAGCCCAATGATAACCGTATGCACTTGGCTTTTTGCCTTTGCATACTTCTACTATATGACTTCCATTTTTAATATTTAATTCTCTAGCAATTTCTCCAAACGAATTATAAATCTTACCAGTTTCTAAATTAACAACTTTTTTAGAGTTCCAATGTTTAGCACCTGTATATTTTCCTATTTTCGCTTGTTTTTGCTTTTCTCTTGTTTCTAAAGGTGTTTTTTTCCCTTTGTTCCACGCTGGAAAACCTCTATTTACGTGTCCGCCTTTTTCTATGTTATATCCATAATTTCTATTATTACTTTTATAAAAAGAAATAAGTTCTACTTCTTTTGCTTCTGCTTCTTCTTTTGATAAATTAGTAAATAAAACTTTGTGTTCTATGTTATTCCAGCCATATTTTAAAATGGCACTAAAAAAATATTTATTTTGAATATAACCATAACCACTATTCCACCTTTGTTTAGGTTTTTGCTTTGTTATACCTATATATCTTTTGTTATTAGGTGTAATATGCATATAAACTGTATACATTTACTCCTCCTTTATGCATCTGAACTGTTTCCGCTTTGTTCGAACTCAGTATCTAGTACTTTATCTTCTAAAAGTTTTTGTATCTGTGCTTCTGCATCTTCTGATATTGCACTTATTGGCTCGTCTTCTAAAGGTGTTTCTTCTGGTGTGTCTGTAATATTAGCTGTAGTATCTGTATTAGGTGTATAGAATTTATGCGTATTAGTATCGTATAGTACTGCTCCTAGTCCTACGTTTAATACGTCCATTCCTTCTATTTGATTTCTATTATCCATTCTTCTTAATTCGTTTATAGTAAGCATTCCCACTTCTTTATATAATTTATATATTTCTGCTTGTTCTTTAGGGTTAGCTTTTATAATCTCCTTAACGTCGAACTCAAAAAACATTTTATTTTTTTCTTTTTCTAGTAATAAATCTTTATTTAATGCTGTAGTAAATGCTTTTACTATTGGATATATTCCCTCTTTAAATGTTCTATAGAAGTCGTTAGGGTATATATGAAATATATTATTTATTTCGTCCTGTAAAGTCTTTTTACTTTCGTTTAATTGCATTTCTACCGAACTATTACTAGCTTCTTGAAACTCTAGCCCATTATTTAAAACTACTACGTTTTCTGTACTATTTCCATATAAGTTATTCCATGCTTGCTTTAATACGTTTATTTCGTCTTGTCCTAGTTTTCTTTGTGATTTTAAGAAACCTTTTTTATTTCCTCCAGACTTAACTATATTTAATTGATATAGTAATGTATTAAAAGCTGTTTCTAAGGCTGTTCCTACTTCTTCTGTTAGCCCTATTCCTGTAGCTCCGTCTTTTGTATTACGAAGTAGTTTGATAAACTCGTATTTTTGATAAGTTTCACCTTCTACTAAAATATAAAAGTCTTTATATATTGGTTTAAAGTTAGGTATAGCACTTACGAATATATCTTTTACATAGAATAGGCCTGTTACATTATTTCTATTTCTTCTAATATAACTGTATCCACCTTTTCCTAATAAATAGTCTTCTACCATTGCTTTTTTCATTTGATAAGCGTCTAGCGTATCTCCAGTATCTCCATTTAGTAGTGTTACTCTCGGATCGTCGTCCTTGCTTTCTACTTTTCCGTCTTTATACTTATAAAGTTTTATTGGCATTGATGCTATCATTCCACTTATTAAGTCTACTGCTCCTGATACTGCTGGTAGTGTTAAAACTTGTTCTCTAGTTATTACTTCATTATTAAATAATGCTTGTAATAATATATCGTTAGGAATTTTTTCTTCTGGTGTAGCTGTTGTCGTAGTTGTAGTAGTTGTTTCCTCTGTATCTCTCTTTCTAAATCTATCGAATACTCCCATTTTTTCACCTCCTTACTATATAACTTGTATAGCGAAGTCCATTTGATTTAAGAATACGTCTTGTTGTAGTAGATATATTGCGTTTAGCATTGATACTACCATATCGACTTTTCCTGTAGACTTCTTTTTATGTACGTACATATTTTTATTTGTATCGTAACTGCATCTTGCATTTTGGAAGTTAATCTCTAATAACGTATTATTTTCATATCCGAACTCTTTTGCTAATATCTTTTCTTTTAGTAACTTTGTAGGTGGGTGTAATATACTAGAATGCTGTCTTATCTCTACTAGATTATATCCTGCTCTTTCTAGCTTCTGAGCTGTGCTAAGTGCATTCCAGCGGTCGTATCCTATTGCTTGGATCTGTACTCCATATTTGTTTTCTAGATTTAATATAAAGTCTTCTACTACTGCGTAGTCTATTACTTTATCTCCGCAGGCTATTACTTTTCCTGATCTGATTAATTCTCTATAGTTTACCTTCTCTGTTACTGTCTTTTCTTCTATTCTTCCTTCTGGTATGAATGCGAAACTATCTGCTAGGATATTATTATCGTCGTCTACTGTTACCATACTTACCGAAGTATTATCGTTACTCTCTGATAAGTCTAGTCCTACATATACTACTCTACCCTTCCAGTCTATTTTAGCTTTTCTACACTCCTGTACGTCTTTTACGTCTATATAGGTTTCTGTACCTGTTCCCTGATATACTACGTTACAGTGCTTAGTTACAAAGTTTTCTCTAGCACTTTCTACGGCTACAGCGTACGCTCTTTTCTTTACTAAGTCGTCCCAGATCTCAGGTATCTCTAGTGCTACTGGGTTACTTTGTTTTAATATCATATCGTCCGTTTCCCAGCTCTTAGTTTTATCTGGCTCGTATAATAAACTAAATCTAGTTTCGTCCTTCTCTAGTCCGTCTAGTACTTTCTTAGAATAGTTTACCTCGTCTTCGAATGGGTTATCTATTGTAGGATATTTAGTACTAATTATAAAGCCTAATTTATTTAGTATATTTAATTGTCCTGATTTCATACTTTCTATAGCATAACTACTAGGTAAAGCTCCTGCTTCGTCTACTATAAAAGCCGAAGGAAGTCTACCGTCTAGTCTACTTGTAGAATAACTTAGCGGTATATATGTTACCTGATTAGGTTTAAATAAAATATAATCTCTTAATATCTTAAATCTTTTTGTATCTTTGTACTCGTATATTAGTGGCGAACTTCTAATAATTTCGCTTATTGCTTCTCTTACTTCTCTAGATAAAGCTCCGTCAGGTGCTACACTGAAGAACTTACTAAATCGTGGTTCTGTTAAGAATAGTAGTATAAAGATAGTTGCTATTGTAAAAGTTTTAAAGTTCTTTCTGCATATCTCCAGTACTCCTATTTCGTATCTTCGCTTCTTAGGGTTATCTCTATATACGGTACATAAGATAGCTATATAAAAAAGCCATTGATAGCCTACAGTACACTCGTAAAGTGTTTGTCCTGCTTTTAGTCCTTTAGGCATTATCAATAACTTTAAAATATTGTTTATCTGATTTAATTTTATTTTACTGATCTTATATTTATTATCTTTATCTTCGCATACGTTTATAAACTCCTGCATCTGTAACTTTACGTACTTAGGCGTAGTTTTTTCTTTTACTGATACTTTACAATACTCTAGTGCTTTATTAGTCATATTCACCACTACCATTAATAGCTTTTAGTAGTGGATCTTCGTCTTCTTCGTCTGTATTTTCTTCTACATTGAAACTTTTAATAATTTTCATTAATGTAGATACAGTCTTATTAGCTAAGTCGCACGTAGAATTATAACTCCTTACACTAGGGCTTGAATATGAGTTCTTTTCTCCTTTGATATATTCCTTTTCTACTGTCATTCCTTCTTTTTTAATCTGTTCTTTTAGATTTTCTAAGTTATCCAGTAAAAATAGGTATCTATCGAAGGTAGTAGTAAATAAGAAGTTACCCTGTACTCCGTTTTCTTCTGCTATCCTCATTATTTGCTCTGCTTGTTTCTTTATTTTTTCGTTTTGCATATTTCTTCACCTCATTTTCTTTTATTTCATTACTTAAATATGCTTATTTTATAGTACCCTTAATTTTTTTTACTCTTTTTATACATTTTTGCACTGTTTTTCTTAATTATTGTGCGTTTTTTGTTAGTTTTACAAAAAAAACTTATAAATTTTATAATTTTTGTAAAGAAAGGTGGCGGGTGGGTTTTGAAAAATTTCTTTTTATTCCCTCCTGAGTGTAGGGGGGTGTTAGTCGTCCTCCCTGTCCCTAGCTAGTAGATATAAATAGTCTCTGTCTATCTTACCTATCTCCGCTTGTTTGTGGTGTTCCTGACATAAACATATTAGATTATAGTTATCTAGTAGTCTATCTCTGTCTTCTTTTACTGGTGTTATATGGTGTACCTCTAATCCTGTATGAGTGTATCTACCTTCTTCCCTACATACACTACATATATAATTACTAGCTTTTCTTATTTCTTCTGATTTCTTATGCCATATATTTTTTTGTCTTAGCCTTCTTACTTCTGTATCTTTTTTATCTTTGTTATGGTTGCATATATACTTTGTACTATGTACCTTACCGCATCTACTACAGCTTTTATACAATTTGTAACGCTTCTTTCTTGTACCAGCCTATAGGTGTATTCCCATTAGATACTAGATATGGATACTTAGCTCCGTCTATAATTCTTGTAATAGTTCCTGTTATTCCTGATCTTGCCCTATTACCTGATCCGTCACTAGCTCCGTTTCCTACTTTTACTGTCTTTACTCTAGTACCTACTTTTATCTCGTTCTTATTAATTCCTAGTTTAGCATTTACTATATCTTGTACTGCTTGATAGTTATAGCCTGCATCTGTTAGTCTTTTCTTTCTTTCTTCTCCGTTTCCCCATTTGCCCTCTAGTACTTCTTCTGCTAGTTGCTCGTTAGTCTTCTTAGCTGGCTCTGGAGCTGGTGTAGGTGCTGGGTTACTTTCTGACGTAGCGTACTTTCTCCACGTTTCCGCATCTCCATAGAAGTTATTTAAGTCTACGTTTCCGTTATATCCTGCTACTCTACCTTTGCTAGTATATTGCCATAGAATATAAAAAGGCCACCACTTAACTACTGGCTTAGTACATTCTTGGCCTGTATTAGCTCCGTAGTCTGCTACCCATAGTCCGTAGTCTGCGTTTGCTACGCTACTCCAGTTAAAAGAATTAATAGGACTTCTACTAGCGTATAATAATGCTTTTATTCCTGTTTGCTCTCTTACTCTATCTAGGAAGGCTTTAGCCCACGCTACATTACCTAGATATCCGCTTTCCCAGTCTAATACTAGAATAGCTTCTCTTACATAAGGTCTTACTACTTTAATAAACCAGTCTGCCTCTGCTACTGCACTATTATTTAGATCTGGTCTAGCAAAGTGATATACTCCTAATAATTTACCTGAGTTTTTAGCTCTTTGATATAAAGTATCGAATGCTGGATCTTTATATCCTACTCCTTCTGTAGCTTTAATTATTGCAAAGTCTACGCTGTTAAATGCGTCAAAGTTACTTTGCCAATGGCTAAGGTCTAGTCCCTTTAACATAATATCATACCTCCTATATTTTCTTTATATCTCCATTTATAGCCTCCTGCTGTTTTTCTTTTACCTTTACAGCACTTGCATATATCCGCATTTGATATTTTTAATTCTTGTTCTACTTTAGCTATACTTTCCCATTCTTTAATAATTTCATTATTTAATGATAGTTGTATAACTGATTTAATATTATTTTTTAATTCGTAATAAGAATGTAACTGATTTTCGCTAGTTGTTACCCATTCTAGATTATCTACGCAATTATTAGTCTTATTTCCGTCTTTATGATTAACTTCTTTCTTGTTTTCTGGGTTAGGTATAAATGCTTCGGCTACTAATCTATGTATTTTTTTATATTTTCTAGTTCCGTACTTTTGTAGCCCTACTTGGCTATATCCCATTACTTTATTAGGCTTTAATATTCTATTTTCTTTGATAGTTCCATTTCTTGAAATACTTTTTATTCTTCCTAAATTACTGACTTCATATATTCCCTCATAATTTTTGATATCTCTCCATATTTCAAGCATCTTATCTATCCTCCTTCTCTTTTTGATAGTTATAATTTGATACTCCTAGTAATGCTCCTAAGAATGTAGCTACTAATGAAATAGTCCCTACTATTAAAGTTGCATCAAAGTTATATAATTCTCCTAGTCCTGTAATTAAGGCTATTGTAGGTGCTACTGCTGTTGCTAAGATCCACTTTAATACTGTAAAAACTTTATTATTTAGTATCATAAGTCCTCCTTTCTGCAATAAAAAAAGACTATTGCTAGTCTTCTGATAAGCTCTCTAGAGGATACATAAAGAATATGAAAAAAATATACCCTCTAGACAGCTTGTCGCTGTCTTCCACCGTTCGTGTCTGTTTGTGGTGCTATGCTAGGTACTCTTATAAGTACCATAGAATAGATATAGAATTAGTCATTCTTGACCTATCAAATATGAACTTTCATTCCCTATATGTATTGACTTATATGTCCCTCGTAATAGGTCTCTAAACTTCACAATGCAATACTAGGTATATCTACTCTATGCTACCTGTAAGGATAGCTTTTTCTTTTTATGTATTATTTCACACTACTATTATCTCACTAAAAAAGTCTAATTTAGTCCAATGTTATAAGTTCTCACCTATTTTTACCTGCTTTTCACTTATTCTCCTTTGCTTTCTAAAACTTCTTTTATTACATATATGTTGTTGTGTAAAATCTTATAGTATAACTTGCTTCTAAAATATGGTGTTGTATCTACACTTATATAAGTTTTCTTAAATAATAATTTAATCTTGTCTATAAAAGATATTCTAGTATATAAATATTTATCTTGAAAATAAGGTCTATCAGCATTGTTATAACACTCTGCACTATTAGGACAATTCATATTTTTTTTATTCTTACATAAATCACAATGTTTCATACTTATTCTCCTTTCATACCATATATACATTTATTTTGATTATGTGCAGATAAATCTTCTATATAAACACCACCATTTTCTTCACATATTTGTCTATTAGTTTTAAAACCATTTTGCCAACTATCTACAAATACTATTAAAATCATTCCACCTACCATTATTACAAATAATAATATAAATCCTAATGTTTCTTTTTTATCTTCACTCATACTTATTCTCCTTTGTCTAATATTTCTAAAAGTTCTTTAACTTCATCACTTGTCATATTGCTATATGTATCAAAATCATAATCATAACAACTTTCTTTTATATATTCTCTAACTTCTTTTATTATGTTTTCTTTTTGTTGTAATTCCTTGATTAATTTTGTTTCATTATCTCTTATTTGTTCTATTGTTCTGTTATCCATTATCATTACTTCTTTTTAGAATATCTAATAAATGAGTTCTACAATTACTATGTTCATAGTCAATTCCCCATTCATTACTTCTTATATATTTTTCTAATTCATTTATAATATTATTTAGTTTTTCTATTTCTTTGTCTTTTTCTGCTATCTTCTTAGCCGTATCTAGACTTAAATATTCTCCTTCCATACTTCCTCCTATTTTATTTTCTTCCTGATATCTTTTAAAATATTAAATACTTGGCTTCGGCTGTAGTTTGATAATCTAGCTGTCTTTTCTATTGTAAGTCTATCTATATATCTGCATCTGTATATTTTGTCGTGGCTATGCTTACTGGCTCTTAACTCCACTTCTTTTAGTTTTAAAAGCCTTTCTCTATCGTCTAGGATAGACTTTGCTTCTTCTAGTCTCTTATCTATGTTTTTTCTTTCTTTCTGGATCAGATACTCGTCAAATAAATTTTCGTGCTTGCCTCCGCCTGTCTTTTCTCCAGTTATCTTGGTTGCTTTAGGCTGTGTCTTTGTGAATAATTCTTCTTTTTCGTTTAAAATATCGTTATATATTCTTTGTGCTTCGTAATATCTACTTTTATACTCCTCGTATTCTTCGTATAGCAATATATCACCTCTTTATTTTCTTTTTGAAACGTTTTAGTCGTCTCTACCAGCTACTAAGCAGGCACAAATAATAAAAACTGTTAGAAAGCCTAAAAAATAACCTGCTATAAATTTTATCATTTTTTCTTCTCCTTTAACCTGTTTATTTCTTCTTGTAGTTCTTTTATGTATCTATAAATCTTATAATGTATGTTTCTTGCATCATATTTTAAGTTGTTATCTCCTATATCTAGGATCATAGGTGTATTATCTATCAAGTATCTTATTATTTCTTCTTTTTCGTACTCTTTCATAATACCTCCATATTAGTTATATATCTTTTTCTTTTAAAATATCTACTATATCTATCACTCTTTATCACTTCCTTTTAATATTTCTAATAAATCTTCTTTTGCTTTTTTATCACTTATTATTTCAAATAATTCTTCTTCATCATAAATATAATTAAATAACTTATATGTTTTTATATATTCTATTGCCTTTTCGTTTCTTTGTTTTAAACTAATACTTTCTTCATAATTTGGTATTTCTTCCAGTTTCATAGTCCACAACTTAAATGTTGTATTATGTTCTAACTCATATTTATTGCATAACTCTATTAAATCTTTTATTTCCTTTTTAAGCTCTCTATTCTCTTTTTCTAGCTTGTAGGCTTTTGTACTTCTTGTGTCTATCATAAACTCTCCTATTCGTAATATACATATCCTTCATAATTTGTTGAATTCATATAGTAGTTATCCCATAGGCTTTCATTCTCTGCCTTTAGCTTTGCGTTCTCTGTTGCAACTCTGTTTAATAAGCCTGTAAGGTCGTCTATTCGCTCTTGATACTGGATCATTTGAATACCTAGCCCTAGTATTATAAATATTACTCCTATATTAGCTATTATCAGTGCTACTCTGTTTCCCTTCATTTTTTCTCCTCCTTCTTTTTAACTTAATTATTTCTTCTTCCTGATCTTTTAGCCTTTGTTCCCATATTTCTTTTTCTTTTAAACGTATTCTTCTTTCTGTATTTAATTCTACTTGCTTTCTCTCCAGATCTTCTCTCGCTACTTCATACTTTAGCTTTAAAGTATTATATTTCTTCTTTGTTATTAGATGCTCGTATATAGCCTTTGTTATACTCATTTTATCTTCTCCTTTAATCTATATTCGAACTCCCTTTTTTTATCTTTAAATACATAACTACCGCACCAGTTACAAATAGATTTATCTCTTTTACTGGATATAATTACTCTGTGTCCGCATCTGCATTTATATTTTACCTTATCGTATTGTTCTGTCATTCTTTTATATTCTTTATCTGTTAGTAAATGTTCCATTTTAAAACTCCCATAAACCTATTAGTATTGCAAACTGTACGAATAGTACATAATACCAGCCTAGAAAACAAAGTGTTAATGCTAGCTTACTGTTAGTTGCTTCTGATCCGATATCTCCTAATTTTGAGTATATTAATATTCCTAATGCTATTACTAATGCTGTTATTAAAACCTTACCCGCCTTTTTTAGTTTTATTTTCTTTTTCATACTCTTTTCTCCTTATACCATTTCATTATTAATTACTTCTTTTACTGTTATTTGTGTATCTTTTACCGCATCTCTGTTTACTACGAATAAGTCTATCCTTCCTGTTGTCATACAGATACCGCAACTATCTAGCACTATTGCTTCGTAGTCTACTCCGTCTATGGTTAATATCAGTACGTCATAGTAGTTATATAATCTTACTCCGTTTTGATATCTCCAGCCGTAGTTAAGTAGATAGCTCGTAGCTGTAGCTACCACTAGCTTACCTTTGTAAGTATACCAGCCGAACTCATTTACTCCGAAGTCTTCTATACCTAGTCCACTACCTGTAGGGCTTACTGGCTTCTTCGGATAGTAAGAAGTTAGTCTAGTTTCGTACTCGTAAGTTACTGTATATGCGTTTTGTTCTGCTCTTACTTCTTTTGTTGCTATTAGTAGAATTGCTAGTAAAAGTAGTTTTTTCATTTTATCCCTTTTTTCTGATTATTATTTTATTTCCTTCTGTATATACTTCTAAATCGTCTGTTTCTTTTATACCTGCTTTTTCTAAATGCTTTTTAGATATCGCTAGCTTATAGCAATTTACTTTTGCTTCTCCAGATGCTATATAGTATTTTTGCTTTACTAGTTTCAAACTATCACCTCCCACTTTTCCATATAGAATATTTTACTGTTTTATTTTTTACTTTTTGAAACTATCTAGTTATAAATAAATAAATGAATAATGTTAGTATTGGTAATGATATCATTGATAAACCTATTATTTCGTCTTTCACTTCTGCTTTTAATACATATCTTTTTTTCATATTCTTTTTACCTCCTCTGTATCTTTAATTTATCACTTATTACCTATATAGTCAATAGGAAATGAAAACGTTTTCTTTTTCTTTGTAAAGTAATGTAAAAAAGACTA